GTTAAATAAATGTCAAGGAATGGGAGATTTTTGTGAGAAAAAAGGCATGTCCGGCCGGTGAGGTTTAGGGGTAAAACGAGATTGTGACTTTGGTGAGGGTAAAAGGTAAAAATGAAAAACAGAATTGAGCCGAAGGTGGCGAGGTTTAAGCTCAGGGATTTGAAGCCGGCGAAATATAATCCGAGGGTTATCAGTGCCGAGGCCCTGGCGGGGCTGACGGTGTCGATACAGAAATTCGGCTGCGTTGAGGTCTTATATTTCATTCCGAAAGAAGAAGCTATATGAGTCTAAAAAATCTAATCGGCAAAAAGTTCTATCGCTTGATGGTATTGTCTGAGGAACCGAAAAGAAAAGGTATGCGGTATTTTAAGTGCAGATGTGATTGCGGGAATGTAAAAATTACTCAGGGGGTTTGTCTGAATAACGGTTCATGCAAAAGTTGTGGTTGCTTGCAAAAAGAAAAAGCGAGTAAGCTTGGAAAATTAAAAAAGACGCACGGGTTTTCCGGAACAAGATTTTACAGGATTTGGAAGGGGATGCGAAATAGATGCTATAACAAGAATGAACCGGCATATCCCAAGTATGGGGGGAGGGGTATTTATATAACTGAGCGATGGCACGAATTTGAAAACTTCAAACATGATATGTATGACAGTTATTTATTGAATTCCAAAAGAGTAGGCGAGAAAAATATTTCGATAGACAGAAAGGACAATGATGGGAATTACTGCCCGGAAAATTGCCGATGGGTAACAGTAAAAATTCAGAACAGCAATAGGCGCCCCAAAAAGCTGGGTCGAAATGCCATCAGAACGATACGACAGAAATATCATCGCGGCAATGGTCAAGAGTTAGCTCGCGAGTATAACGTATCGCCCGCAGTCATTTCTGAGATTGTAAATTATAAAAGAAATTACAATTAGACAGTCAGCCTCTGACAAAGATGGAGCTTGAAGAGTTGGCTGAATACGAAAAAAAAAGAAAGGCCGCCAAGAAGTCAAAAGGCGGGGGCAAGCCGGATGTGGCGGGTATTGCTCCGGACCAGATTATCGAGTCGACGAAAGAGGCCGCAAAATATGCGAGGGTATCGGCAAGGACGGTCAGAAGGTGGGTGCAGGAGGGGATGTACGCAGGCAAACGCGATGGCAAGCGGATCTATATCAAGAATGTGCTGGATGTTTACAAGCTGCATCACGGCAAAGAATTCAGCGAGGACCGAAAACGAGAGCAAACCGCAGAGGCGGACTACAAGGAGATTAAGGCCAAGCTGCTGGCGATGGATTTGAAGGTCCGCACCGGTGAGCTTATTGAGCGCGAAGCGATAGACAGACAACGGGTGCAACGGATTCAAGCGGTCAAGCGGGCATTCCTGGGTTTAGGCAGAAAACTTGCGCCGCAGTTAGGCCCAATAAAGGACCCGCGAAAGATACAGGCCCGAATCGATGAGCAGGTGCGGGAAATAATAGGGATATTTGCGAAATAAAATTGTTCTTTGAAAAGTTAATCTTGACTTTTTTGTCAGTGGAAAAGCGATTCGAGACCGGCAAGAATGATAGTATCCGCGAAATCGGTAAAACTTATAACCTTTTTTGTTTTGGCGATGTAACGCGGATGCGCAGCCTGAAGCTTGTTAATAACTTGGCTGTGAATACGGATGGTATTACTTTGCTTTTTGGGGTCGGGTTTGCGGGGAGACATTTAATCTACTCCTAAATTTTTGTCGTATTCGGCGATTGCATCTCCGGCTTCGCGCATAAGAAGGGCGAGAAATTGCACATCTTTTGGCGGCTCATCGAGCCAGATAAAGTCGGTGACATCATTACCGCCGATTTCATTATCCATAATTTCACCAATGAATCGTGGCTTTTGAGTGTGGATTATGTATTGACGGCTGCCATCAATGTTCTCGGCGATAAGCCATCTATCGAATTTCGTGTATGCCATTTTTTGACCCACAAAGGCCCACCGGCCGACCAAAATCGACCGGCAGGCCGAGGGTTGAAAACATTGGTTAGATTGCGATTACAAGACGGATGTGTTCTTCAACATCAAGAATATATAAATCTCTCCGCGGTTCTCCTTTGAATCTTTGGCTTCCTTCAATAATCGTTACGGGCAGCTCGCTAAAGGTATCGGTCTCTATTGCATGATATTCGCGGCAGGAATTTATAAAACCCTGCACAGTGTCAGAAGTTCGAACCACATCTTCTTCATCACACCCTCTGCCATGTTCTTCAGCGACCCAGTTTGAAAATTCAACTTTAAGAATTTGGATTTCAGCTTCCTTTTTCATTTTTCAACCCTTTCAATAAAAGTTATCATTTATGTTACTGTGTATATTATCGACAAGATGCACAAAAAAGTCAAGTAAAAAATTATAGTTTTTGAAAAAAAGTTGAAAATCGCTGTTTTTATGGCAAAAATGAGGATTTTGAGGTAAAAAATTTTATAGAAAAATTATCAGAGGCAGAAACCGGATAAGAGTTTCTACTTTTTTTAACAATGTTATCAAAGACAACAACATTATGGTCGAAGGCCGAGCGTGATGCCTGGCGGCTGCCGGAAGACTTAACGGTCAGCCAGTGGGCGGACAAAAACAGGAAATTGCCTTCCAGCACTGCCGAACCCGGGCAGTATCGGCTTTCAAGGACGCCCTGGGCGAAAAAGCCGATGGATGCGTTCAGCGACCCTGAGGTAGAAGAAATCGACTTAATGTGGCCTCGCCAAACCAGCAAGTCGACCAGCGTGCAGAATATGATAGGCTACGCAATCGACCAGGACCCGGGAGATATGCTTTATGTGGTACCGCGAGAGAAAGATGTTGTCGACAGGTCGGCGAAGATTTTTAGGCCGATGCTCGAGGATTCGCCGGCGCTGAACAGGCATATTACAGCCAGCCCGCGCGACCTGCAGACCGAATCCTTTACACTGGATAGAATGACGCTGTATTTCGGATGGGCAGGCTCACCGGCGGAGCTAAAACAGAGGGCGATCAAGTACCTGTTTTTCGATGAACCGGACAGCTATCCACCTTTTTCCGGCAAAGAGTCAGACCCTGTGAGTCTGGCAAGCCATTGTACCACCACGTTTTGGGACCGCAAAATAGTTAAGGTCTGCACGCCAAGGACGAAGGACGATTATATCTGGCCATCTTACGCATTATCGAACAAGCAGGAGTATTACATACCATGTTCCCATTGTGGTCAGTGGGCGGTCTGGAAGTTCATCCAGCTTAAACTCCCTAAAATCTTAAGAGACCCCGATGAAATCCGTAATAATCCAGGTGTTGTGTGGTACGAATGCGAGTTTTGTAAGACACATATTGAGGAAGTACAAAAAGAAGAGCTCGTTGCGGCGGGCGACTGGCTGCCGGAGGGACAATGCTTTGATGCGGACGGCAGTATCAAGGGACAGGCAAAAAGAAACAAGCGTCACAGCGGCTTTTACACCGCCGCATTTATAAGTCCCTGGATAAGCTGGATAGAAATTATGGCCAGGTGGTTCACGGCCAATACAGAAGAAGGGATAGCAACCGGCAGACTGTTCGATTTCACGACCGAGATTTTAGCCCAGCCGTGGGAAGAACGAGGACGGGCGGTAAAGGCCAACGAATTAGAAAAACGAAGGGGTGGCTTTAGCAGGGGGACGGTGCCGGACGAGTGCTTAGTCTTAGTTGCAGGGGCCGACTATCACGAAGACCAGTTCGGCAATAAGCGGATAGATTACGAGGTCCGAGGGTTCGGATACGCCCTTCGCAACTGGGTGATCTCAAGCGGAAGAGCCGATAGCTGGGAGCAATTAGAAGACGAAGTATTGTTTAGCCCCTTCCCCTGGGCGAACCCTGCGGGGCCGAATAAGGGCAAGCCGGAACTGGCAGTCATACAGCTTTTTATCGATGCGCGATTTTTGCCCGATGAGGTTTGTGGTTTTTGTATTCGGCATCCGGGGATAGCAATGCCGGCGATGGGGGCGCCGGGCCGGCAGCGGACGCCCCTGGTCATAAGTAACTGGGAGAAGGCCTCACAGGGGAGGGCAAAACGCTACAGAGGATTACAGCTTATGAACATCGATACCGAATTCTTTAAGAATCAGGTGACGGGCTGGGCGGAAAAAGAGGCTGGCGAGCCGGGCGCTACCGAATATTATGCCGAGATACCAGATGTGTACTTTACCGAGTTCTGCAACGAGCAAAAAATAAAGACCCGTGATAAATGGGGCCGTGAGCACTGGGTCTGGAGGCCGGTAAAGAAAGGGGCGCCCACGCACTTTCTCGATACGGCGGTCAACGCGGCGGCGGCGGCGTTTTACAGAAAGATTCAATATCTGCGCAGGCCGGCTGAGCAGAGAGCAGCGGCGGCGGCGGCAAAAACTGCTCCACGGCGGAGATTAGGAAAAATGCAAAGGTTTAATCGTTAATTTTTTTATGAAGGGAGTCGAATAATGACAACTACATTAAAGGAAGTCACAATTGACCAACTGGCAAAGCTCAAGATAAACGAGCTGCGACATCTGTGCGAAGAGGAAGGTTTAGAAACTGGCGGGAAAAGAATGGACCTATTCAAACGTCTATTTGTGCAAAAGACCGGCCGGTCTGATACCTTTTCCCCCGCCAATACCAAATGCAGGATTTGTAACGAGCCAGTTAAAGTCACGGGGACTCAAAGACGTCAATTAACAGAAGGGCGAACACTGGTAACGCGGCAGATACGATGCACCGGTAAGCACCGGCACACATATCCGTTGAAAGAAATAATTCAGCCGGAATTACCAAAGCCGGAGCCGTCAGAATCGAACACGGAAATTGTGCAAAATTCGGAAGAAGTGCACGAAGAAAGTTAGGCATACAAGAAAAAAAGTAGAAATTCGCAGATTTTCACTTTTTTAAGTAATTACGGACACTGGCTTTATAACTTTTTTTCCAACTTGTCTCCAGATCTGGAGTCTACCCTATTGTCTAATTTTGCACTTAAGCGGAAATTGAAAGTGTTATGAGTGCAGAGAATCCGACAGCGGCAGAATTACTAACAGCCGTCAATGCGGCGATACTGGACCTTGTCACCGGCAATGTCAAATCAATCAGTATCAATGACCGGAGCTTCACCTATCAAAACCTTAATGAATTGAGAGATATGCGAAAGCAGTTGCAGATGGAAGTCCGCGAGCCTTCGAGTACGATTCGTTTGGGGGATGTGTCTTAATGCCGGCAAAAACAAGGCACATTAAGTTGCTCGACCGTGTTCGACTCGCCGGAAGGGTCTTTGCCGCCAGCGGCGTTGGTTATGAGGTCACGCGCAGCAGCCGGTTAAACAGGGCGTTTACATTAATGGCCGGCTTTATGGCCTCGGCGGACAGGCATCAGGACAAGTTCACACTCGGCAGGCTTCGTGAATTGTGCCGAATGCACGATAGGCAGAGCGCACTTTTTTCCGGCTTTTTAAATCGTGCCGTGGACAATATATTCGGCGCATATTTCGATTTCATTCCATGCACAGAGGACAAAGAACTGAACAAAAAGATAAAAGATTATATCACCCAACGGATGGAGAAGCGTTATTGTTCGGCGGACCGTCTGCGTGATTTTTCAGAATTAGCCAGAACTGCATTGCGAGCTGTTTGGAATGATGGGGATTGCCTGTTAGTCAACCGTCAGGATGGTTCGCTCAGTACTTTTGAGGCAGATCAGATTGAAACACCGACAGATGTCAATCGACAGGGAAACCGCATCGTAATGGGCGTGGAGCTTGGTGACGACAATCAGCATCTGGCTTATTATGTCAAACAAAGAAAATCAAGGGGCGATTATGGCCAGATGGAACGCACGAACGAAAATTCAACAAGAGTGGCCAGCCAATACGCGATTCTACCGGCGTATCGCAAGCGATACAATCAAACGCGGGGAGTTCCTTTCCTGGCGGCGATTTTGAACCGTTTTATCAGCTTGAACAATTATCTTAATTATGAATCTATCGCCGCCGAAATCAACTCAATGCTCGGCTGGAAAATCAAGAAGGAATCGGGCGGCAGCGGCTACGAAATGCCCGGCAATATCGAGAACACCGAAAGTAAAACTGAAAGCACGTTTGAGAAATTGCAAAAGATGGAACCGGCAATGATTTTCGAGCTGATGATTGGTGAGGACGTGGAGATGATAGGCTCACAGCGGCCGGGCAGCAATTTTAAGGATTATATTATAGCTGTCTGCCGGCTGATGGGGGCCGGGCTTGGTTATCCGTTGGAATTGATGCTCCTTGATTTTTCACAGACCAATTACAGCAGCGCCCGCGCTGCGCTGGGTGAGGCCCGGCGGGGTTTTCGGGTATGGCAGAGATTCGCCCAGAATCATATCTGCGTTCCCTGGTATCGCTGGCAGATTTCAAGGGCGATAGCTTCCGGACTGCTGCCTGCGAAACCGGAAATTTTTAAGGTCCGCTGTCAGTGGCCGGCCTGGGAATACATAGACCCGGCCAAAGAAGCCATAGGCAATAAGATTGCAGTTCGCACGCGAACTAAAAGTATTTCAGAGTGCATAAGAGAGCGAGGCGGAGAGCCGGAAGAGGTATTTATCGAGCTTAAAACAGAGCGCAAAGTACTCAAAGATTTGGGTATTGAATTGCCGGAAGAACAGTTAAAAACCAACGAAAAAGGAAATTAAATATGCCTATGCCAAACGAACATCGCTGTCGGTTAAAAGAGCCGCGTGAAGGTGCGGAAACCAAGCGTAAAAACGCAGAGAGGGAACACAACGGCAAACCGTACGATGTGATTTATCAAAAGCAGGAGGATGGCAAGTTTGCCGAGCAGGCCTACGCCTATCCGGTCAAGGACTGGTCCGAGACAGAGGCCAGCGACCACTGCAAAGAGCACAAGGGTATTCGATTCGAACCGGCGAAAAAGAAACAGGGTAGCGACAAGAACATTGCCGCCGAAATCGGTTTGGCCTCACCGTTGCCCCTTATGCTCGAATATATCACTGCAAAGGACTGGGCGATGGAGCTTAGCACCCTGGAGCGAATGAGTGACGTTTTCGAGCGGCATTTTAACGGTGAGCGTATCAGCGCCGAGGCGGTTGAAAAAATCATAGCAGTCAAAAACGCCGAGGAAAAAGAGCGCGAGTTCGAAGTGACCGACAGCGGAGTTGCGATAATCCCAATCAGCGGCGTAATAGCCAAGCACTCGCGAATGGTCAACGGCATGAGCTCGCCGCGTGGCACTTCGATTGAAACCCTGCGCCAACAGTTAAACAATGCTTTAGATGACAGTTATGTCCGGTCGATACTTTTGCACATTGAAAGTCCGGGCGGGATTATCGACGGTCTCGCCGATTTCGCCGATGAAATTTACGAAGCCAAACAAAGAAAACCTATAATCGCTTACGCGGACGATGATTGCTGCAGTGCGGCTTACTGGCTCGGTTCGCAGTCTCAGAAACTTTTTGCAAATCAAACGGCGAACGTCGGTTCCATAGGGGTTTATACATTATACGTTGACACCTCCAAGCTGGCGGAACAAAAAGGTTTGAAATTCCACATTTTCCGGTCGGGCCCGCATAAGGGTGTTGGCTCGCCCGGTATAGTGATAACCAAAGAAAACTGCAAAGTACTCCAGGAAAGGATTGATCTAAAACATGAAGTTTTTATCGCGGCAGTCTTACGCGGCCGTAATAGCTCCGGACTTGACGAAAAGAGGTTAAGGGGCCTGGCGGATGGGCGTAGCTATGTGGGCCGGTCAAGTCTTATGAATAGGTTGGTTGATGGTATCGGCAGTTTTGCAGAGGCAATAGCTTATGCCGAGCAGGCTGAAATAGAAAATCCTGCCGCGTTGGCAGCAAATTCAAAAAAAAATAAGGAGACAGTTATTATGGAAACGACTCAGGACACAGTTGAAGAAACTCAAAAAGCGGCCGCAATTACCGAAAGGCAGCGGATCTCCGCTATAAGCACCGCCCTGGATGGAAACGACTTCAAGGCGGCGCGCGAAAAGGCTATTGCAGACGGGCTGACTATCGAGCAGGCCAAGGCGGCGGCCTTTGATGTCGCCAAAGAAGCACACGCCAAGGGGCTTTCCGGCCTGCAGACAGAGCTGGACCAGGCGAATCAAAGATTGAAGGCCATAGCCGAAGGCGGCGCCGAGGTCACAGGCTCGGAAGCCAGCGACAAAGGCGAAGAAGAGGGCATAACTACGGGTGGCGATGATGGCAAAGCGGAAACCTACGATAAGGCGGCAAAAGAGCTTATCGACAAGGGAGAGACGAAAGCGAAGGCTTACGAGAAAGCCGCCCACAAGTTTCCGAAGAGTCACGAAGCCTGGGTGCAACGTCAGCCCAGGCGTGAATAGTTAACAGGTTATTTTGGATGAAGGTTGGATAAAACAAGGAAGAACATAACATTTTTTTCGAAAGGGGATTATTATGGGTTTAGGATATTCTAACGAGGGGCCGATTACGGGTCCGGCGGGTGAAGATTTGGAAGCGGACCGCCTGGTTCGTATATCGGCCGGCAAGTTTGTTTATTGTGACGCAGCGGAGGAGCCGGTCGGTATCACTTTGAACGCAGTTCTCAGCGGCGCAAAAGTGGCAGTTCATCCGATTAACGCAGGCGGCATCGCCAAAGTCACCGGCTCGAAGGACATTGCCGCCGGGGCTGCTATTTACCCGGCAACTGACGGCAAGGTCTCGGACGCCGCTGGCGGCGGCCGGAGAATCGGGACATTGTGGCTTGATGCTATAACGGCAGACGGCGGCAAGGCAGCGGCCTTAATCAATATCTTCAGCGGGGACGCATTATTGCACGATACATCCGTTCATCGTTTCCGCGAGGACTTTCACACCGGCTGCACCGAGGACGGCCATAAATTCTCCGAGACTGCCGACAAGGGCGACTGGCTCAAAAGCTCTACCGATGGTGAACCGGATAGTGCGGATGTCTGCAATGTCGCAGATGACGGACCGAGCGGCATCTTGCAATTAACCTGCAACGATGCAAATGCGGACAATGAGAACGTCCAGTTAAATGGTGAGAGTTTCAAGCTTGCCGTGGGCAAGCCGTTATGGTTTGAGACCAAAGTTGCCCTGCTGGACATAGACAAGTGCGATTTCTTTATCGGCCTGGCAATAGCCGATGTCGACATCCTGGGCGGTGTTCTCGATAGAGTCGGATTTGAAAATCTCCATGATGGAAATATCGCCGCCTTAATTGAGCAGGATGAGACCGAATATAATGCGGATACCACTTCGGACATCGGAGATTGTGCTGCGATTGCCAATTTTGCCGCAACGGCCGTCAAGCTTGCATTCTACTGGGATGGGGTCGATACGGTCAATTTCTTTGTTGATGGCGTATTGAAAAAATCGTTCACCGATAATGCCACGACCATTCTTGTGCCGGACGATGAGGCGCTATCACCGGTGTTTCAGATAAAGACGCACACCGGCGCGGCCGCAGTACAAACAGCGTGGATTGATTATATTGACATAGTAGCCGTTCGTTAGTCGACAGTTTGAGATTTTTTGAAAAGTGAATATTGGGGTTTATCGCCTGCAGGCCAGCAGGTGATAACGTAAGAACATTAAACGGCAAGTAGGTGCCTATTCATCTACTTGCCGTTTTTTGTTGCCCCTTGTGAATAAACGGAAGCTGAAACTTTTATTTGAAAGGATAGAAGATGAGACCAGAATCAACGAGTGTAGTATTAAGGGCGGACTTGCAGGCCCTCGCCCAGGAGTTTGATGCGGAAACGGCGGCGCTTCGCTTCATCGGCAGGAGGACTGCACCTATTTTTGAAAGTGCAGTTGCCGAGGGCCAATATCCGATTATGAACCGCGAGAACTTCAAGAAACCGGCGAATACAGACCGTGCCGAAGACGGTTCTTACAATCGAATTGTCGGGCAATTCGGCAGGGGGACATACGACTGCGAGGAGCACGGCCTGGAATATCCCATCGATGACCGCAAGCGCAAACGATATGCTAGGTTCTTCGATGCCGAGAAGGCGGCAACGAGGATATTACGGTACCAGATGCTGCTTGCTCATGAGCGAAGGGTAGCGGCTTTATATGCCGCCGGCAGCTTCACAAACCACAACGTTGCAACTGCGTGGACCACAGTTGCAGATGCGGCGCCTTTGGATGATATTGCGACCGGCATTGATACCATCTGCGATGCGTGTGGCTGCGCCCAGGAACAATTGAGCATAATCATACCACGGGTTGACTTTCGCGAAATGCTGCGAACAGCCCAGGTCATCGACAAGCTCAAATATACCTTCCCGGGTATTCAGCCGGCGTTGCTGCGGCCTGCCCAGGTTGCGAGCATGCTCCAGATTAAACAGGTTCTTATCGCCAGCGGCGCCTATGACACCACAGAAGAGGGTATAGCTGAGACTATGGCGATGATATGGACGGCGGGAGTAATGTATATTGCCCTGCTTTGCGAAGAAGGAGAGGGCCTTGAGGAGCCTTCGGCAGCTCGAAGTATTATGTGGGCGGCGGATGCGCCGGAACTGCCGGTGGTCGAAAGCTATCGCGAGGACAAAAAGCGGGCCGACATCGTTCGGATGCGGGATGACACGGACGAGGTTCTAATCGGCGAAACCGACCTTTTTGTCTACAAGCTGACCAATACGTAATCAGTATAACAGGCGGGCCTTTGATCATAGAGTGGGCGGCGGCGCAGCCCTGAAGAGACAGGGCTGCGCTTGCCACCGCAGGGAGTAACACCGAATGGCGATTCTCGACCAGATTTACCAGGCAGTTCAGGAAACCAATTCCAAGGTCAACGAATTGGTCGAATGGAAGGCCGGTATGGATGAGCGAATGAATAATCTTGTTGAAATGACAAAGGGGGTCAGAAGGACGGTGTACGGCAATCCGAACAACGGACTGGTCGGTAAAGTTCAACGCCTCTTAAACTGTAAAGAAAGTTTAATGAGCTGGAGGAATTTCTGGCTTTATATATTACGGATCGTAATTGCGGCTGCAATCCTTGGCATAATGGGGTTTTTATTAGTGTTGTATGCTAAATTTGGAAAAGGGTCCTGAAATGAAAAAATCCCTAATCATATTGTTACTTTTGATTTTGATGATTTCGCCTGCGAAGGCCGTGCTTATAAAACCCTCGCAGCAGCAATTCTGCGATGATACCTGGCGAATCTTTGACAACAGCGACCCGACACGAAAGGTTATGTTTGAGCTTGACGGGATAACGACCGACACGACTTGTGTCATCACAGTTACTTCGGACGTAACTCTTATGGCGGACATCAACGATGTGCTTGATGCCCTCGCTACATTAGCTGCGGTTGCCGATAACGAGTTCATAGTCGGCACAGGTGCCGGTACTTACGCCCACGAGTCGGGGGCTACGGCACGAACATCGCTGGGCTTGGGGACGGAGGATAGTCCTCAATTCGCCGGATTGACTCTGACCGGCGACCTTGCTATGGCTGATGAGCATTGGATAACCAATGCGAGTGATGGTGGAATCCAAGCTGGAACATTATTCCTGTGTGCACAAGAGGATGATATTATAGCAATGGCAGTAAGATACGCCGACTGGAAAGTAGGCAATGATGGTGATGATTATCTCCGTTTTCAGACTGTGGATAATGTACCTGAAATAACAACGGTTGGTGCTTGCAATCTCAAAATTACAGCGTCCGGCGGCACTATTGATTTTGGCAACGAGAACCTAACCACAACTGGTATGTTAACAGCTACTCTTATTGGTGCATTTACTTCTGCCGGAGCGATAAACTTTTATAATCAGAATATGACTAATGTTGACATAGATTCGGGCACAATAGACGGCGTTGCTTTAGGTGCTACCTGCACACAAGCAGAATGGGATGCTGCAAATACACATATAGGAGAGGATGGCTCAAGTCACGCAGACGTTGTAACCAACTCGGCCTATTCCGCTGTCGGTCATCTGCCTTTGGCGGGCGGGACACTAAGCGGAACGCTCGACCTCGATGCACAACTGGATTTAGACCACACCTACGATGGGATAACTATGGTACACGGATTAGATGTTTATATTAAGAACGATTCTACCCAGATTTATGCAACTGGTATCCAAGCAGCATTGAACTTTCAAAGTATATTTGAACCATCGGAGAATTGGGCAATGGCACCCTCGATAATTGGCTGTTATGGTTTAGCCAAAGCCAATAGAGATAGTTGCACGGGAACGGTATCTCAACTTACGGGGTACTTTGGAAGTTGCCAGACCAGTGAGATTGCCGATGGCGGAGCGATTACGGTAACTAATGCCTATACGTATTATGCAGGAAGTACGGTTAAAAATGCGGACGATACTATAACCACCAATACAGGACTTCACGTTGCAGCTCAAACTGTTGGAGCCACTAATTATGGTATCTATGTTGCGGGCGCTGTTGATAGTACCAGTGCTTATTTTGAGGGTGATATTTCCGCTGATGATGTAACTGATAGGGCACAGTGGTCGGCTTGGAAGGGTACATCCAAAGAGGCTCTTGATGCAGTTCTGGCCATTAAACAAACCGGAGAACACGATTCTTATCCGGTTTCTGTCCAGAGAACTTTGATAGAGCAAAGACCTACCGGCGAAAAACGAATTGAAACAGACCCAAGCGGAAATGAAATTAAAATTGACGTTACTGAGCCAACGGAAGTTTCCGGCAGAAGTCTCAGTGCAATGATAACACTGCTGACCGAAGCGTTAAAAGAGCAGCAGAAGCAGATAGATGACCTAAAAGCGGAAGTAGAAAGATTGAAGAAATGAAAACAAAAGCGATCATACTTATTTTTTCTATCCTCTTGGCCTTTTCCGGCCTGGCATTTGGCTCGAATGAGATACAGGTTGCCTATAAAACCGGCAGTAATCTTTACTGCCAGATCGGCAATCCTATCGACTGCAATATCTGGGATGCAAACAGCGGTTCCTGGGCCGATTATAACAGTGCCGACTGGGCGGATTACAATACGCCTTTGACTGATTATGGATGGGGTCTTTACAAGGCCGATTTTCCCGTCGGCATTACCGATTCAGGCAAATATGTCGTCAATATCCATCTGCGGGCAGGCGCTGGCCCCGCAACCGGCGACAGCCTTTTGGGGACCGGCGAAATTATTTGGAACGGCACCGCCGAAGAAACCATCATCGATACGAGCGGCCGTGTTGATGTCGGACTTATCGAAGGCTCTGATGCGACCGATGCGATAAATGCAGAGGCCGATACTGCACTCACCGATTATGACCCACCGACCAAAGCCGAGCTTGACACCGGCTTTTCCGGACTCAACGATCCCACAGCGGCGGCGGTTGCCGACACAGTCTGGGACGAATTGATTGCCGACCATACCGGGGCAGGCAGCTTCGGTGCGAAGAATCAAAAGCTGGTACCATCGGAAACCATCAACGATTACAAGGCCGATGTCTCGGGATTGGCTTTAGAGGCCAACGTAGAAGGTCATGTCACTACCGCATTGGGAACTTATGACCCACCGACAAAAGCGGAGCTTGATTCCGGCCTTGCCGGACTCAACGACCCTACGGCTGCGGCGGTTGCCGATGCAGTATGGGACGAATTGATTGCCGACCATACGGGGGCCGGCAGCTTCGGTGCGAAGAATCAAAAGCTGGTACCATCGGAAACCATCAACGATTACAAGGCCGATGTCTCGGGATTGGCTTTAGAGGCCAACGTGGAAGGTCACGTCACTACCGCACTGGGAACTTATGACCCGCCGACCAAGGCTGAAATGGACAGCGGCCTTGCCGGACTTAACGATCCCACAGCGGCGGCGGTTGCCGATGCAGTATGGGACGAATTGATTGCCGACCATACGGGGGCCGGCAGCTTCGGTGCGAAGAACCAAAAGCTGGTACCATCGGAAACCATAAATGATTACAAGGCCGATGTCTCGGCGGTTGCGCTCGAGGCCAACGTGGAAGGTCACGTTACGACCGCATTGGGGACTTACGACCCACCGACAAAGGCCGAGCTTGATTCCGGCCTTGCCGGACTCAATGACCCCACAGCGGCGGCGGTTGCCGACGCCACCTGGGACGAATTGATAGCCGACCATACAGGGGCAGGCAGCTTCGGTGCGAAAAATCAAAAGCTAATACCATCGGAAACAATCAACGATTACAAGGCCGACGTCTCAGCAGTTGCACTCGAGGCCAACGTGGAAGGTCACGTTACGACATCGCTGGGAACTTACGACCCACCTACAAAGGCAGAGCTTGACAGTGGTTTTGCCGGACTGGATTATCCTACGGCGGCAACGGTTGCCGATGCCACCTGGGACGAGCTGATTGCCGACCATACCGGGGCAGGCAGCTTCGGTGCGAAGAACCAAAAACTTTTACCATCGGAAACAATCAACGATTACAAGGCCGATGTCTCAGCAGTTGCGCTCGAGGCCAACGTGGAAGGTCACGTCACGACCGCATTGGGTACTTACGACCCGCCGACAAAGGCCGAGCTGGACAGCGGCCTTGCCGGACTCAATGACCCTACCGCCCAGGCCGTTGTCGATGCTCTAATGGCAGATACCGGCATAACGGCAGGGGGGACCTGGACCTATGAGGATTGGTGCAAGGTTGTGGGGGCTTACCTCATAGGGACATGGCGGGACAAGAGCGGAGAAGGTACCTCGGTGCAGGAAATTTTAGATGCCGAGGATGATGTGACCGTAATTCTGGAACTAAGCGCCGGCGAAACATCGCCATATAAAACGACAAGCAAAAAATGAAAAGCTTCAGCCAAATACTGCAGGACACCGCACCTTTGTTTCTTATCCCCTCGCTCGGGGTGGAGGAGATTGTGTATCTAAAAGCTGAAACTGAAGAAGTTATTGGGGCGGGTAACGTTAAAAAACTGGCAACAATCGGGGTGCTTGCCGGAAGGCCAGCACCGATGTCGGTAATCGGCGTGCTCGAGAAGAGCAGAAGCTCTGTAAGCCGGCAGGTATTGGCATTAGTCAATCGGCATCCCGTATCAAAGGCCGAAGGAGCTCCGCACGGACACGGGCCACGAGTGGAGATTGAAGTTGCAAACGATTCTACCAGCGGCATTAGCAGTGCCGAGGTCGACGAAGGCAGGGACAAGGTCCGATTGGTAGTTGTTCTCGAAGAAGAACCGCAGGAGCTGCGGATTACAAAAATTATATCGCACGATGCGGGAATGATGAGACTGGAGGCCGGAGTGTGACTTTTCAAACAGAGCTAATTGATACGGCAGAAAAGTTCCTCGATACGTTAGGCAGCGAGGCGATTGTCTACCTGCCGGCGGGCGGCGGCGAAAGGCCGATAGATGCTATTGTCAATCGCGACCCACCGGCTGAGCTCGGCGACGCGCCGCACGGCCACTCACCCCTGGCGATAATAGCCGTCAGGAATAACGCAGCCAATGGCATCAGCAGCGCCGAGTTCGATGGCGGCGGCGATAAGGTGCGATATGCGATACGTCTGGGAAAGACGCCGCAGGACAGACGAATTACAGGAATAATCTCGCAGGATGCGGGGATGCTGAGACTGGAGGTCCGCTAAAGCTATGACCGAAAGTTCCGTATCTGTAAAATTGGATGAGCAGCAGTTTCAGAGGATACAAAGCCTGCTGCGAACGGTGCCGAGAGAGGTGCCGAAGGTAATGAGCAGGGCAATCAATAAGACCGCCACTTCGTCAAAGGCCGAGATTGCCCGACTGGTAGCAGCCAAGGCCAAGATACCCCAGAAGGGCATCAAAAAAGGCATCTGGCTGAAAAAGGCCACGCAAAGACGATGGCTCGCCACGCTAAATATAACGAGCAGAAGAATACCGTTAATTTACCTTAAGCCGGGTAAGACCAAAAAAGGAGTGACCTATCGCGGGCCGGGAGATGTTTATGCACACAAACAAAAGGTTCAAATGAGCGGAGGTCAAATCCTGTCGGCATTCAAGCAGACTATGCCCGGCAGCGGCCACAAGGGCGTGTTCCTGAGACGTACAAAGAAACGAAAGCCGATTGACGAATTGTTCGGCCCGAGCGTTGCGGAGCTTTTTGAAGGAGTGGCGGGCATTGCCAAACAAGTAAAGAGGTCGGCCAATGAGAAATTGACAAAGAATATCGATGCCCAGATTAAATATATTTTAGAGAAAAGGAAGGCCGGATGAGCACGCCGATACTCGAACATATCGCGGTCAACGTAGAAGCGACCATCAATGCCATAACCGAAGGCGACGGCTTTAACCAGAACCTGGTTGCAGTCAGGCCGAAACGTAACGATTTCAAAGATGTGGTGCCGGAAGATGGCAAGGTCCTTATCTGGCAGGCCGACGATGAGCTGCCGGAGGAGCAGGCACACAACGCACAGCACTGGGTCCAGCCTTTTGTCTTAATGGCTATTGTGCTGGACAGTGACGATGCCGAGACCAGTATCGATA